TATATCGGCCGTGCCATCACCATGGTTGACGAGCTGAAGTAACCTCCCTTCCCCCTTTCCGCCTGGAAAGGGGGCTGCTTTTCCCCGGTTTACTTAATGTTTATCCCCACAACAACATAATCAGCGTTAGACTGTTTGGTAGAAATCACACCCACCATGAAATCAATAAGTTAATTATAAATCAGAAACTTACAAAAACTACTATGTGGACTTTATCGGACAATATAGGTCGTTTTAACGCCCCGAATCATGCCCCCGGCTCAATTTTGCCCCCAAATTTGCCCCCAAAAATGACACTTTTGCGTAGCTCCTTCCAGTTTCGCAACCCGCCACTTTACGCATTCCTTCCTCATCAGCATAATCGCCACGAATCCGTTTGTAAGACTTAACCAGCGCGCGCTACTTTTTACTCCTGCCCTATACTTTCAGTCATGGCTTTGACTGGAGATTCCTATGTGTGGACGTTTTGCACAGGCCCAAACCCGTGAAGAGTATCTGGCATATCTGGCCGATGAAGCCGATCGTGATATCGCATATGACCCAGAGCCTATTGGACGTTACAATGTGGCACCCGGTACCAAAGTCCTGCTGGTGAGCGAACGCGACGAGCAGCTGCATCTTGATCCGGTTTTTTGGGGTTACGCTCCAGGATGGTGGGACAAGCAGCCGCTAATTAACGCGCGTGTCGAGACGGCGGCCATAAGCAGAATGTTTAAACCTCTCTGGCAACATGGCCGGGCGATCTGCTTTGCTGACGGCTGGTTCGAATGGAAGAAGGAATGCGACAAGAAACAGCCCTACTTTATTCACCGAGCAGACGGTCAGCCGATATTTATGGCGGCGATCGGCAGTACGCCATTCGAACGCGGCGATGAAGCAGAAGGTTTCCTGATAGTGACGTCTGCAGCTGACAAAGGCCTTGTCGATATCCACGACCGCCGGCCACTGGTTCTGTCACCTGAAGCGGCGAGGGAGTGGATGCGACAGGATGTGAATGGGAAAGAAGTAGAAGAAATTATTGCCGAAGGTGCAATATCTGTTGAGAAGTTCGTTTGGCATGCCGTTTCTAACGCCATAGGAAATCCGAGAAATCAGAATCCTGAGTTGATCGAGGCTATCCAATTAAATTCATAAAGATTGAGCGATTACTTCAGCGTTTGGCCAAGAGCAAATATACGCTATACGTTTTATGATGTCCTGTCAGAGCGCATTTAAAAACGCCCAAACGGCCTCATTCAGCTTATGATTGTTGCTATGGTATGCACTAGTCTTAACTAGTTTCGATCTTGGCATCATTAGCAGGTTCTGACAACAGCTTTTAACTTTCAAACAATGGAGGATCCATGCTTCGCGAGGCTACCCATTTCATGAAATGAAGCATCATAACTGCAATGATCAACTTGTTTCATAGGGATTATTTGCACAAATGGTTATCTAACGTGTAAAATGATAGAAATGTCGGGGGGATTAACCATGAAAAACAACTACTTCATTCCAGGTTTTGAACCTGATGAAATCCGCGATATGGCTAAATCAGCCCTAAAACAGGCACATGCAAGACATGTTATGCCTGTACATAATGAGCAAACAAATAGTGCAGCGCTGAACATTCATGATCTGGAACTACATGAACCGTATGAGTTTAACTACGGCCAAACTATTGATCATCTAAACAATACACATAGAAATGGTTTTATCACCGGCAATGAATCTTTTGTCGAGTGTCATGTAGTTGTGGGTTGTACACATACATGTACTTTCGATGCTGCAATTCGCTCATTTGATCGCCAATTGGATTCTGCCGATCATGGTGAAAATGTATCTATTGAGGCAGCATCGAGTTCCGTAAAAGTAGCACAATAACAATTATCATTAAGCGCTCCATTAGGAGCGTTTTTTTATGGATTGACTATGACAGGACAGCCTCCAAAATATGTATTCAGAGAACTCGTTCAAGACAGAACGGATGCTCTACAATTAATATCATATGCAATTTATAAATCTCATAAAGACGAGCGGGCTAATTATTTTCACGAGGAATTTGGTAAAGCATCAGTGTCTGCAAAGTTACAAGATTGGCACGATAGTATCGTGAGTGATCCTCAGTGGCTAGCAACCTACAGAACCAAAGCCAAGGCGTTGATTAAAGAGATTGAGACGCAGGCGGTTGAGAATGCTATGCCTTCAATAGAATTGACTCACCAAGGGGAAATTAATGCCCTCAAAGATGCTCATAAAATAGAAGTTGAATCGTTTAAGCAACGCGCGTTAGATGCTGAACAAAAAGCACATGATGACTGGATTAAAAAAACAGATGCTTGGGCTGCTAATCAGACTAAACCAGGTAGGCTTAAAAAAGGTTCATTAGCTTTATTGAATCTCATAGGTGGTTCAGTAATAAGTGTTTTGGGGGGAGCGATCGCAACAGCTTGTATCGTAGGTATACTAGCCATGGTATTCCCATCTTTAAGCGCCTCTGCTAATTCAATAGCTAAAGGATTAGTGGATAAATTACTACCTTCGGAGGATCCAACAGGATTAGATATTAAGAGTTTCACTTCTGAAGAGCAAGCTTCGTCTAAAGGCAAAAAGCCCTGAAGGGCTTTTGTTTTCTGAAATTAGTCAATGGTATTTTATGATAATATTAAAACGCAGCAGCAATATACTCCCTGCGGATAGACGATACAAAGAAAGTTATCAGTTGTATCGTATACATTAAGTTAAATTTTTCTAAACAGAAAGTAATGGACTGCTTATATTCATTAAAGAATGACAGATGTAAGCTACCTCCGTTTTTGACACATACAAATAATACATCCGTAATCATTCATCGGACGCTCAGCAAATCTGAATAGCGTGTAGTGTATCGCGGTGAGAGCATTTCGCGCTTCATCTGCCATTGCTGCTGAATGCCCTGCCCAGCAAAATAGAGCGTGCCTTTCCCGTCTTTCGCGTTCAAGAGATCGAGCACCTCCATCAACTTATCGCTTCCAGCACGCGGCGCGTTCTCGTCGAACAAGTTGAGCTGAGCCACGCCCTGGCTGAAAAAGTCACCCAGCATAATGCCGGCTTTCTGGTACCGGTGACCATCCTTCCAGATTTTGTCCAGGCACTTTACCGCGGCGTTGATGATGTCGCGGGAATCCTGCGTAGGCGTGAGAAGCTTCATTGACGCACTGTTGCCGTAATAAGGCTCGTTAAGCGCAAAGGGAGAGGTTTTCACGAAAGCAGAGATAAAACGACAATACTGATGCTCGCCGCGTAGCTTTTCAGCACCACGGGCCGCATAACTGCAGATAGCCTGACGCATCTGTTCATACTCAGTAACGCGTTCGCCGAATGACCGACTGCAGACGATTTCCTGCTTGGCTGGTGCAAACTCCTCCAGATCCAAACATGGTTCGCCGCGCAGCTCCCGGACAGTTCGCTCCAGGACGACATTGAAGTGCTTTCGAATAATCCACGTACTCTGCTCAGAGAGGTCCAAAGCCGTTTTGATCCCCATGGCGTTTAGCTTCTTGCTTATACGCCTTCCGACGCCCCACACGTCCTCTACGGGCACGATAGCCAACAACCGACGTTGCCGATCGATATTGGACAAATCGACCACACCGCCGGTCTGCCGCTGCCATTTCTTAGCGGCGTGGTTTGCCATCTTAGCGAGTGTTTTTGTCTGCGCGATGCCAACCCCGACAGTTAGGTGCGTACGCTTCAGAACCGTAGCGCGGATCTCTTTGCCGAACTCCGTAAGGTCCCTGCAGTTGCGAACTCCTGTCAGGTCGCAAAAAGCTTCGTCGATGCTGTAAATTTCGACGCGAGGGCTCATTTCCTCAAGGGTCGTCATTACCCGGTTCGACATATCAGCATACAGCTCATAGTTGCTGCTGAAGCATACAACGCCAGCGCGCCGGAAAAGCTCCTTTTGCTTGAAGAATGGCTCCCCCATGGTGATTCCGACCGCTTTTGCTTCTGTGCTGCGTGCGATTACGCAGCCATCGTTATTTGAGAGAACGACAACAGGCCGCCCTCTCAGGTCCGGCCTGAATACAGTCTCGCATGATGCGTAGAACGAGTTCACATCACAGAGAGCAAACATATTCAGCTCGCAGATTTAACGATGAAAGTCACAACGCCGAAAACGTCCAGGGTGTCTTCGCTACCAACAACAATCGGACTATAGGCGCTGTTCATAGGATTAAGTTGCACTGTCGGGCGCAGCTGCAGGCGTTTAACAGTGAACTCCCCTTCCACCGCGGCGATGACAATGTCACCGTGCTCAGCAGTTCTGGAGCTGTCAACCACCAGCAGATCGCCGTCGCTAATACCGGCTTCGATCATAGAATCACCCGCGGCTTTGACGAAATATGTCGAACTCGGGTGAGCAACAAGTAACTCATTGAGATCGATGCGCTGTTCAACATAATCAGCCGCGGGGCTTGGGAAACCACACTGTACTAAGTCACTGAAAAGCGGGAGAGCAATGATTTCTCGCAGTTCTGCAGGCCTGATAAATTCCATAACGCACACCTCAATACTGTTTTTATATACAGTAGTTTCATTTGAGTATGCACGCAAGACAGAAGGTCGGTCATGACTGACTAAAGCTTCGCCGTTTCGTTTCTAAGTTTCTATGTCGCTTCGAATTATGAGTTTTGTAAATTTTATGGCCACACCTCTATGTGAGCAGATTTAAACCTATTTTGAAGCGGGGAATTTTTTATAAAGCGTGCATACGGCAACGTCATAAATTATCGCTACCTGCTTCCTGTCCAGGCCGTTCGCAATCAGTCGGCCCGCCTGGTCCCATTGTTTCTGGGTAAGTTTCGGACGCCTGCCACCGATTCGCCCCTTCTCACGAGCTGCAGCCAGACCTGCCCGGGTGCGCTCTACAATCAACTCCCTCTCCATTTCCGCCAGGGCAGACATGATATGAAAGATAAAGCGCCCCATCGGGCTTGATGTATCGATACTGTCTGTGAGGCTCTTAAAGTGGATACCGCGCTGCCGGAGTTCGTCCACCAGCAGCACCAGATTTCGCATGCTGCGCCCAAGGCGATCCAGCTTCCAGACCACCAGCGAATCCCCCTCATTCAATGCCCTAAGAAGCTTTTTGAGCGCTGGCCGGTTCGCCACTGTTCCGCTCATTTTTTCTTCGAAAATCTGTTCACATCCTGCGCGTTCGAGTGCTTGCCGCTGAAGATCCGTATTTTGGTCATTTGTTGATACCCTTACATAGCCAATTTGCACAATTTTCACCCAATTATTTCTGCAAAAAAATCAGGTGAAGTTATCGGCCAGGCCGTTCAAGAGCAATCTTTAAAACGTCGGTTTAGGAAGTAGCGCGACAAAAGACGTCGGAACCTCCACAGGAAATATTATGGAAGTTGGTGCATTCGGGTTTGGCGGGAAAGGGATTTCGATACCAAACAGCGTATCAACGGTGGCCGCGCTGTGGGGGCAGTTACTGGACAATGGCTCTCGAGTTTTCCGGCATGACAGCGCAATAAATTCACAAGCCTCATATTCACCGTCGTTATATTTCGCTGCAGCTGATACGCATGCAATCATCAGCGTTGCTTACAGCACAGGGGTAGTGGCGGTATTAGCTCGAAACACCGCAGGAACCTCCGGAAACTCAACGTTTAACATGCTTTACGGTACAGCTAATACCACTCGGGCCAGCGATGGCACGCTTAAAGCTGCATCGCCTGTAGTGCAACTATTTTCAGATGGTACATTCCAGACCAACGATGAATCTGAAGGCTGCGCTGTAACCCGTCTTACCACAGGTGAATATCTCATTGAAGGATGTGAGGGGCTGAACTCCGACGCTGCATGGGGTGGCATTGACGGCGGTTTTGACATACCCACCGACCGCAACAAGCAACCCCTCATCTGGCTGGATTATGAGGTTCATGCTGACGGTTCGGTGTTAGTGAAAACCTATCACCGCACGCATCCTACCGCGCCGGAATTCGCCAGAAACGAACTGCAGGGTATCAACGAGGGCGATCCGGCCGACATTCCTCACGACCAGTATATTTCTGTACGTGTCCAGATGCCGCAGAACAGCATCTGGAATCAGCGTGCCGCTATTTCTGAGGCTCCTGATTCATCCGCTGGTTAAACAGTGAATCTGCGGGCATATCCAGGCGAACATCGATCCAGCTGTTCGCCGGGACATCCATCGGTTCACCTTTGGTTTTGATGATCTCACCTTCATCCCCCAGCATGTATTTGCGCTTAAACAGGCGGATTGTCAGCTCGCCGTTGTCGGTTTGCTCTGCCTCAACCACACCCAGCCCCCCCATGCCGCCAGGGTCCATTGGGGGCAGTAGTTGCCATCCCTCAGACGCCAGGCCTGCCGAACCGGCGAGTGCGTAAACACCTACGTCGAGGCGAGAAAGAGTTACTCCCTCGGCCTCAGAGTTCGCCGTTCCACAGCCGCACCAGGAGAAACCATCCTCCGCTATATCAGCGCGCTGGCACGCTTCCTGGCTCGCTACAATACGGGCAATCGGAGAGGCTGCTTTCAGGGTGCCATCGCTGGCTTTTGTAGTGTTCCCTGTTGTGTAGGCTTCATGATAGGCCCATGCACTCCCGCTGTAATAAGAGAACCACGTTTTTCTGTAAGTGTAAGACTGATGAATGCGGGTTGGCCTGGCGCCGCGGTTGATGACTAATGTGGTCAGGTCAGTAGAAATACCAATTTCTGAGTTTCCATCCTGCGTCGACCCATAAAAACCTGATGGCGTGGTGTCATTCTGTGTACGGATACTTGTCCCGTTTGGTAATACCGCCCCCACACCAAAATCACCAACGGAAAGCATATCCCCGGAGGTGCTGTAGGCGTTCCTCGTGGCGCTACTTCCTAAACCGAGGTTTTTGCGACTGTCTTCTGCCGTTGTTGCCCCGGTCCCGCCGTCAGCGATTGCAAGCGCACCATTGCTCCCTTTCTGCGCCAGTTTGCCGATGCCGGGGATCGTTACAGGGGTGCCGTTGATGGTAACGGTGATGCTCTGGTTTGCTGAGGTTGTGGCGAACGTCTCCCACGCGCCAATGTTCTCGTCATACTCTTTAATGAGCTGAGACATGGCCTGTGCCAGGCCGTCGACTGAGATAATGTCCGACACAAGAATTCCATACTTCTGGCCGCTCAGCACCGGGGAAGCAGCAGGCGTAACTGTCATTGACGTGGCGCTGTTCACGGATGAAATCTGAAACAGCTGCACCGGGTTAGACATGACGATAATCGTCTGGCCAGCGCGAACCTGGCTGGCGGGTGCCGTCCAGTTAGTGCCAGTCCCGGTTGCGGTGTTTCCGTTAATGGCGATGGTGCCGGTGTTATAAAGCATATTTTCTCCAGGCAATAAAAAACCCCGCCGGAGCGAGGTTGATTTGAAAAGACAGTTAATTCAGACGTACATATCGGGCAGAACCGGAAGGCTGAGCGACGTCACCGTGTTATTGCCGAAAATGGCATACTGCTCGCGACCAAGATATTTCCCGCCCTGAACTGAAGCGCTGCCGTTCTGTATCTTTATTCCGAACATCCGATACACATACATGCCATTGACCATATGTACCATCAGCCCAAATCTACCGAGCGGAACATACCCGCTACCGATATTCACGGCGCTTGTTGAAGGGGTCCAGAGTTGATTGAGGTATACGAAAGGCCGTCTTGTTGTTGAAAACGTGCAGACTCCTGCAGCATTAAAAATATTGAGGCCGGTACCAGGCTGCGGCGCTACGCCACTGGCGAAAATAACGATATCTATCGTGCCGGTTGCGGGAGCGTCATCGTTCGTGGACGGAGGGCTGAAGAACCTGACAGTATTACCGTCGAAGTCAATCGTGTTACCGCTATTACAGCGCCCGAAAACGATATACTTCGATTTGTCATATCCTGCTATCGTGGGAACCGCCCAACCCCCGGTCGGAACATTAACGGTACCCTTCCAGATACACTGGCCTGACTGTGTGGCGTTGGTGATCGCCAGGAAGTCGGTGCTGTCACCAATAAGCAGGCCGACCCCACTTCGCTGACCTGTCGGGAATATCTGCCAGACACTACCGGGAAAGGTATAGGTACTATCCCTCTCACTTATACCCAACGCCTGCATCCTCGAATTTTGCGTAACCCTCCCACCAGAGATAGTGACGGAATTCATTTTATGCCACAGCCCTGAATCAACATAGGCAGTCGCATGCGGTATGAACAGCACCTGCGCTCCTGAAACATAACCAGCGATGTCCACATACTTTGCTTTCTGGTAGCCAGTGTCAAAACTGCCACCAAAAGACGGGCATCTCAGGCCCGCCGTTATCTCCATACGCTTTCCGCCGTCATTAAGTTCTATCAATAATCCTGTCGGCATCTTATGTCCATGTCCCCAGTACAATCCGGCCACCACCAGGAATGTTGACGGTTAAACCGTTGCCATTGATCACTGTTGTGTTGCCGGAGCCATTGAAAGAAAAATTACCGTTTGTGGCGTAAATCGAGCCGCGAACGGTCACGTTGTTGAACGTCGCGTAGCCTGACTTGTTGATGTGCCAGCCAACGTTCCCCGTGCCGTCCCAGGTTGTGGACTGGATGTAGCTGCCGATTTTGGTGTTGTCGATAGTCCCTTCACCAATCACCGTATTTCGGATAAAGGTCTGCCCGTTCTGAATAACGAACGGAAGCGTAACGGTCGCTCCTGCCTGGTGAGTCACAGCGAAGCGGTCTGCCAGGAAGATAACCTGCGACTGCATCCCGGATGGCGTATTCTCCACGCCAATCCCCATCCCTGCGGCGTAATACTGGCCGTTGCTGGATAACCCGACCTTGATGCTGTACATCGCCTTCAGGTCGCCGTTGACGTTTGCAATGGCCTCAGCGTTGGTTGTGATCGCTGAAGTGTGGCCATTGACGGTCGCGGTGATGCTGTTTATCTGTGTGGCCGTCGCCTGCTGATAGTCGGAGAACGTCTGGTTCAGGCTGTTGATGGATGCTTTGTTGCCGTTAACGTCCGTCTGCAGACTCAGCAGCGAGCGCGCCGTCGCCTCCTTCTCGTTAACGATAACCTCGTCAATACGGTCCAGCTGAGCGCTGTTACCGGCGACCGTTGCGGATAACCTTTTGCGTGTGGCCACCTGCGCCAGCCCGTTCTGGATAATGGCGATGGCTGAGTTCTTCACTCCACCCGTCATGCCGTCCATGGATACGCTGATGCTGTCGATTTGCTGGCCCAGGGCGGCATCTTCTGTTGCCACCGTTTGCTCAAGCTGACTAAGTGAAGACGAAACATCCCCGACCGTGCTGGAAAGCTCATTAACGCTGGTCTGTACCTTCCCAATGTTCTGGGCGTTTTGGGCGATATCCTTCGCCTGCAGCTCCAGCTCGTCATTGGCCTGTTTGATGTCATCAACCATGCCAGCAATTTTTTCATTGCTGTCCACCGCGTTCTCGATCAGGTCCTTGAACGTTTCCGACTCTTTCATATCCTCCAGAATGTCATTGGTTATTTCGCTGACATCTATCGAGGACGTGCCCATGATCCAGTCGGTCCAGTCCCCGGCGTTACCGATACGGTCAATCAGGCGCGCGCGGTACCACTGGCGAACGCCGGCAGGCATGGGGCCATGCTGATAATCTGCAGCCGGGTACGGCACCAGGACCAGCAGTTCAGGATTGGCGTAGTCGGCAGTTGTGGCGCGCTGAATCTCTGTATAGGCCGTGTCGCCAGAGCCATCCGGAAATTTCCAGGTCAGGTCGATATGCCAGACCACATCTTCGGTCGCCAGGAAGTTGAGCGGAGTACCCGGTTTTCCCGTTTTACCGGAGAGATAAGTTGTTTCACCGTATCCCCATGGTGACGACGTATCCTGCGCATTCAGCGCCCGGACGCGCACGTCATAGCTGCCCGAATAAATGCCCTGAACCGAGAAACCCTGCGCGCTGGTAACCGGAACGTTTATCCAGTCCCCGTTATCCTTACGCCACTGGGCAACGTACCGGATTGCGCCCTCTACCTTATCCCATGACACGTCCAGGCTTGCTACCGTCAGCCCCTGTGAAACATGATCGCTCTCAGTCACCACGATATTCTTCGGCGCTGACAGGACGCTTATCGGCGTGACGGTGATCGGGGGCGACTCGACCCGAACGCCGTCATCGATGTAACGGTATTTGTTTGGATCGTGCTGAACGGCCGTAATAGTGAAACCGCCTGTGCTGTCGTCGTTAGCCGCAATTGAAGTGACCCGGAAATACTGTATTGCGAGGTTATCACTGTCTATCGCCCAGACAGCATCCGCCACAGGTGCCTGACTAAATGCGGTGGCCACCGTCACCGTTTTTTTATCTGCGCTCACCGCGCTGATTGTGCGCGTCTGGGCTTTTCCGTCAGGCAGGTTAACCACCAGCCGGTCTTTCGCCGCGTAGTCTATTTCTCGATCCAGCGTAATCTGGCGGCCATTGACCGCCCTGATGCGTCCCCCGTTCTCCTTGCCGGAACGGAAAGGATCGGCGACACCGATAATTTCAGCAGGCAGCGGGATGTAGCCATCCAGCCCCACGCCAAATGATACGGTACCGTCTTTGGCATTGGAGAGTAGTACCCAGCGCCCGCGCCGGTGCGCTTCACTTTGCGAGGTGCAGCCGATTGCGGTCAGGGACGTCTGCCGGACGTCATAACGCTCTACAAGCGCCGAATCGTAGACCCCCTCAACGGTATCGCTGTAATGGTTCTGCGGATCGGACCAGGACACCAGGCAGGAGCTGTAGCGATTCTTGTATGAGCCGCCCGCATAAGTAAACAGCCCATCGATAACGTTTGAGGCGTTATAAACCCAGTCAACATCGTCCTGCGGGACGTCTGCCTGGACATAAATCTGATCGTTGCCCCAGAACGTTATGCCACGAAATACCGCGGCGAGATCGTTAAGTACCTGCCAGGCGTCCTCCTGGCTCTGAATGAAAACGTTGCAGGTGAAACGCGGTTCGGTGCCACCGGCACCGTCGG